TCAGCTTGTCGGAATGATGATGGTAGCGGCGCGCGACGCACCGAAGGTGCCGAGCTGGACGATCTCGATGGTCACCGTCGCCGCCCCTGCCCCGGCATCAGCAGCGCGCTCGCCCGCAGAATAGGTCCACCCGGGCGTTACGACCTCGGCAATCAGGTCCGGCCGGCCGCTCGCGCGCTTCGTCACGCGGTAGGCTTCGCGCTCCTCGCCGAGCGGCACCTCGATCGCGTCGCGCCACGCCCAGCCATCGCGACTCCGCCATGTCCAGCTAACCAGATAGTCGCCGCCCACCGCCCGCGCCAAAACGGCGACCGGTGTGAGCGGCAGGCGTGCCGCGCCAACCATTGCCGGACCCGTCGCGACCGCGCCCGTCACATCGCCGACGCCCACCGCCATCACCTGCACGCCCGCCACTGAAACCGGATCCGGCAAGCGCCGCAGCGCGAGCGGATCGAGCATCGCGAAGCGCGCACCGGCAGCATGCGCGGCGGCCGCCGCCCATTCGGTCCCCCGCCGCCCGCGCCACAAGTCAAACAACCGCCAGCGCCCGCTCCCCAAAGGCTCGGCCCGCCCGAATTGAAGCGCTTCATCGCCGAGCATCGCCAGATTGGTACCCCCCGACAGCGCGGCATCATCGGCATCCGCGAGCAGCATTGCGCCGTTCAGCAGCTGCACTTCAAAGCCGTTCGCCCGATCGGCCAGCGCACAGCTCGCCGCCGCCGCCAGCGGGGTCACGCTCGCCCCCATCACCGTCGGAAACGCCGTCACGCCCAGATCGCCATAACTCACGCCGCCATCGGTGCTCGCGAGCAGCGCCGCGCGCCGCCACCCTGCCGACACCCCGTTCGCCGCCACCGCCACATGCGCCGCAATCTCGGGCACGTCGCCCAGCTGCGGCAGGTCGAGCACCGCGAGCGTCGTTGGCCCATGCAGCAAGTCCGCCTCGCGCACCGGCCGCCCCGCATCGGCCGACACCACCGGCGCGCTCGCCGCCGCCCATTGTACCAGTGCCAGCCGCACCACCATCGCCTCGAGCGCGACCCCCGTCACGCGCCATTCGCCCTTCAGCCCGGGCACCGTCACCCGGTCCCCCGGTGCCATATCAATCGCCCGCCACGGCAGCGTCACCGTCGCCGTGCTCCGCTCAGCCCACGCCCGCGACAGCCGCGCCTCGGCGATCGAGCGCGCCGCCGCCGCATCGAGCGTCGCCGGCAGGTCGACCCGCACCTCGCGCCGTGCCGCAGCGTCGCGCCGCGCCCGTTGGGACCCCGCCAGATAGTCCCGCCCCGCATCATTGTACGCGAGCGTCACGACCTCCGGGATCGACGTCGCAGCCGTCCGGTCGATCGACACAGCCACCCCGCTCCGCTCGCGCCCCGCCCCCCGATCATCCGCCGCAATACCGCGCGACGGCCCCGGCCCGAACCGCGCCGCAAGCCCGCCCGCTTCCTCGACCAGCGAAAACGGCAGTGCCGCCGCCAGCGCCTCTGCTACACCGCGCACGCTGTCGCCCTGCGCCGCCACCCCGCCGAGCGCCGTGCCACCGTCGCTCGCGATCCCGCCCAGTTCGGCGATGATCGCCCCCGCCGAGGTCGCGCCCGCATCGGCGATCACCTCGAAGCTCAGCGACGGGATGCGGTTGCCGAATCCGCCGAGCTGCATGTCCTCGAACACCGCATAGGCGATCCCGCGATACGCCGGTGTCGCCCCGATCCCCTCGCGCCCCGCGATCAGCGGATCGAGCCCCTGCCCCTCGCTCCCGGTATAGAGCCGAAAGCCGGTCTCGCTCTTGAAATCGCCCGCCGCCCCGCGCAGTAGCCTGCCATCGGCCCAAATGCGCCCGATCCCCACGATTGCCCGCGCCGACAGCGCCACCGCAAACGACGCACCATAGCTGTAGATGTCGGTCGAGCCGCGCCCCTTGCCATTCGATTGCCGCGTCCGCGTCTCGACGAGATCGGTCGCCCAGATCACCGTCCCCGCGACGCGCACCGTGCCGAACAGCTTGGGGATCGCCGTCCCGTAGCTCGAGGTCTGCACCGTCAGGTCGCCGAGCCGGGGCCCGACCCTCGTTCCCGGCGCGAAGATCAGCTTGTCGACCTGCTGGCCGATTACTGCGCCGACCGCCGCCCCGATCGGCCCGCCGAGCGCCGCGCCAGCGGCTGAAAGCACCAAAGTCGCCATTGCTCACGCCTCCCAAACGCCCAGCACCGGCCAGCGGGGTGCCCCCGGCGTCTCGACCACGCGCCCCGCCCCCGCATCGGCATGCACGAAGCCGCCATCGGTCATCACCGCCAGATGGCATTGCGCGGGGCCACTGCGCAGCAGCACGAGATCGCCCGCCCGCGCCGCCCGCACCACCGGCCGCAGCCCCGCTGCCGCAATCAGCGCCGCCACGCCGTCCGCATCCGCGGTCCGCACCGAATAGCCGCGCGGCACCGCGCGCACGCCAAACGCCAGCGCCGCCACCCCCACGCAATCGAGCCCCGTCGCCGGATCGCGCCCATGCAACCGAAACGGCACCCCCACAAGCAAACGCACATCCAATCCCCTCCCCTCCAGGGGAGGGGCGACTCGCCGAGAGGCGAGCGGGGGTGGGGCGGCGCGGTTGGGGTGCTCAATCCCCATAGCGCGTCAGCAGATCATTGCCCGGCAGATGCGGCTCCCCACGAAAATTCTCGGCATTCGCAAACCGCCCGGTGCACGTCGCAAAGCGCTTGTCGCACCCCTCCACAAGCTCGACCCGCACCCCCGCCGCCACCGTAAACGCCGGCACCTCGCGCAGCGTCACCGTCGCGCCCGCATTGCGCACCACCCGGCTCTCGAGCCCCGCATTCGCCCCGGTCAGCCACCGCAGGCTCCCCCAGGCGAAATCCCCGTCCGCCAGTGCCCCCGACAGCGTCACCTCGGCACCGACGACCGAAACCACCTCGCGCACCACCCGCCGCCCGGCAAGGTCCACCCGGCAGCGCGCATCGCCCAGCTGCGCCCGACACTCGGGCGACGTCGCCTCGACCACCGCCGCATCGAGCACTGCCGACGCGCCGCGCAGCCCCACCGCAAAGCCATTGTCGCGGATCTCGACCTCGCCCAGCTCCCCGCGCAGCAGCATCACCGGCGCGACATCGGGCGCGGTCCAGTCGACCGCCGACAGCGTCAGCCCCGCCCCGTCCCACCGCCCCGCGATCAGATCACTCTCGGTAAACGCCTCGGAGGTCAGCGCCGCCGACAGCTGCACGTCATCGGCCTCGAGCCCATCCGACCGCGCAATCGCCGACGGCAACATCCCCGGCGCAGATCGGTGCACCAGCCCCCCGATCACAAGATCGCGATCATGGCTGGTAAACCCCAGCGCAACCCCATCCCGCCGCTCGACCCGCCAGCAAAACGCAAGCGTCGTCAGTGGCTGGGCGAACCAGTCGGTCATATGATCTCCGGATGGTGAGGTGTAGGCGGTCAACGTCACATTATCGGTTACGGGCAGAATGCCAAGGATCTGAGGCACCCTTAGCTAAGCCGAAGTATGTCGATCGCCGTTTACCGAGAATTAAAAATTATGAATTCATCGATCTACGCGCTTGATCAATAAGATCATATTTTTTTGTGATCGCCCACCAAGCCATTTTTAATCGGCTTGGGCTTGAGACGGGATGACCATTGCGCTTCCATTTTGCCTGCAGACTCGAAAATTCACAATAATTTGATGATTTCCTTGCTTGAGCAGCAACTATGAAATGCTGGAGATGATCGAAATCTTTCATGAATTGACTATGAAACCACATCTTGTAGAAAGATTCGTCAAATATTCCGCGTCTTATTCCAAGTGATATAAGTTCGTAACTGTTGAGCTGAAATAAAACTAAATCTCGATCTTCACGATTTTCGTTGGATGGATCAATCAAGTTTTCGATTTTCAAACAGTTGTCTGGCTCATGATATCTTCTCAAAAGAGATTTGAATTCAGAGTATTTCTTTTGACCAATGTCATCTAAAAACGTCTTCATTACCATATCAAGTGTAGCACGACGTCGATTTGCGTGTCGTGTGTAGAGAAAGACTGATAGAGCCACGATCGACGACAGTACAATTGCAGTAGCGGAAATCGCCGGAGCTATGGAAACGTACTTCTCTAACACCCGATTGCCCCAAAAAAAACGCCCTAGCTTACTAGGCTAGGGCGCTATAGGCAATAGGCAAGATCCAGCGGTCAGTCGCCACCCCATCCCTCAAGATGGATCATGACAGATACGATTCGCATTCTAGCCTCCAAAAAATGAACCGATAGAAACTCATAGGCGTTGCCAAAGTTCCAATCCGTTCCCTCGTCACGTAAGCGACTCTTTGGATATAGCGACGCATAGGTTAACGACAACTGCAAAAATGAGTTAACACGTGATGAATGATGAGTGCGCAACGAGCGTCATGCCGCAACTCCCTCCCGCACCTCAACCAGCTCCACGCTGACAACCTCCCCCGCCCGCCAGGTCCCGACGCCCACGTCGAGCGCATCCTCGGCAAACCGCACCGGCACGTCGAACACAAACCCCGCGCGCACCGCCGCCCCCGCCGCGGGCGCCACATCGAACACCACTGCTCCGCCATCGAGTGACCACCCCGTCGCCATAACAACGCCCGCAACCGAGACAAGCACGCTCGCCGCCACCGGCCGCGTCACGGGTCGCACCTCGGCATCCGCCCCCGCGCCATAGCTCTTCACCAGCGGGAAAGTCGTGCGCACGCCGTCGCCCGTCCCCAGCAACTGGTCGAGCGCGCCCGGCGTCCCCGTCATGCCATTGCTCGAAAAATCGGTCGGATCGCGAAAACGGAAGGCTTTTGCCGCCCCGCGCCGCGCCCGGAAAAAGCCGATCAGCGTCGCCACATCGGCTTCGCTGCGCACCCCCGGCCCGACATCGAAGCGCAGCCGCGCGCTCGCCCAGTCGGCATTGCGCTGCTCATGCCCCGATGCCGTCGTCACCACTGCGGTCGAAAACCCCGGCGACACGCGCGCCTCGCGCCCCATCGCCAGCGGAAACGCCACATCGTCGAATGCCTCCACCGGCCCCTCCCCCAAAGCAAAATGCACATAGCCGTCGCGCATCACCTGCGGCAGCGCCCACACATAGACCGCCGCCACGCCGCGTGCCTTCGCCCGCTCCAGCGCCGCGTCGATGAAGCCCCACTGCGCTGCATCCTCGGGCCGCAGCACGAACCCACTCAGATAATGCTGCGCAGCATCGGGGTATCCGAGCCGTGCCGTCGCCGCCGCGATCCCCCGTCGCGACGCGCCCTCGTTGCCGCTCGTCACCCATTCATAATCCTCAAGCTGCAACACGTCGAAGGCCGGTGCCGCCCAGCCCGTCGGCAGGTTCGCGCGCCGCACCTCGGGCTGATCCTCGGCAAGCGCCCCCGGCAGATACGGCAGCAGCAACCGCTCGCACGCCGCATGATCCGCGCGCACCGCCGCGCACAACGCCGCCGTCGATGCGCTGAGCAGCGCCCCCGCCTGGTCGAGCAGCGCCTTTTGCGCCGCCGTCAGGCTCCCGCGCACATCGTCGATCACCGGCGGATTGCCCCCAAATGCTGCCCGCGTCGCATCGTCGTAAAGGCAGATGCGGTAGTCGGGCATCACCCACCACCAAGGCTCGCCCACCTGGAAGCGCGGCGCATGTCCCGCATTGACCGCAATCTGCACGAACGCCCGCGCAACCGCCTGCAGATACGCCATCGCCGGCGCAACGGCAGGTGACAGCAAGGTCGAAGGCGGCACATAGCCCGTCAGCGCCGGATCGCCGTTCGCCGCGCGCTGCTTCCAGTCGCCCCAGCAATTGGCGTCGAACAGTTCGTAGCTCAGCGACACGATCAGCCCGAAGCCCGCCACGTGGCTGCGCGCCGCGAAGTCGCGGTGCCACGCCGCCGTCGCAACATTGAGCGCACCTCCGCCGAGGCTCACCAGATATTGCGCGCCCACGGGCTCAAGCCGGAAATAATGGCTCATCCCCACATAATGGTTGATCGCGCCTTCGTAGCCGAGCCGCCCGATGTTGCGCAGCAATCGCGCCGGCGTCAGATTGTAGGCGTCGTCGTACCCCGTCGCGATCCCCGCCCCGTGCGGCGGCACCTGCACGTCGTTCAGCCGCAACACCGAGCCCGCTCCATCGCAGCGCATGTCGGTCAGCTCGATCCACGCCTCCTGCGTGCTGGCCAGCGGCGCATCGCTGTTGTCGAACCCGGCCGGCACCAGCGAGATGAACATCCGGTCGATATCGCCCGCGAACACCGGATCGGCCTCGCCCGGCAGCACGAACCCGCCATCGAGCGCATCGAAATCGAGCGTGACCAGCGCATCCTCGGGCGTCCCCACGGCATAGTTCCACAGCCGCACGAACCAGCTTTTCGCCGCGCCGCCCGCATCGCGCCCTTCGATCGTCAGCGTCGGGCCGTTGATCGCATCGAGCGCCGTCACTCCCGCAGACCGCCACCGGAACGACAGCACGCACCCGCGAAAATCGCGGCTCGTTGCATAGCGCAGCAGCGCATGATCGATCCGGTCCTCGGCCCACCAGATCAACCCCGCCAGGTCATTCCGCCGGTAGAACACCGCATCGACGCGCAGCGCATGCGGCCCCGTCGTCACGACCGACGCCATCATCGGCCGCGGAAAATCGACCGTCCAGTACACCGGATCGAACCGCTTCACCCACGTCGAAACCCGCGCCCTGTCCGCGCTCGCCAGCCACCAGCCCATTGAACGTCCCCCACGCCGCAGGCAGAAAATTGGCTCGCACAAAGGCACAAAGCCGCAAAGAGAGTGCAAACCCTTTGTGGCTTAGCGCCCTTCGTGCGAGCCCCAACTCACTCCGCGCTCAGCGCCGCCCTCACCGCTCGCGCCACCTGACGGCTCGACCGCTCCAAAGCACCAGGCGCGCTCGCCGCCGGTGCATTGACCGCGATCGACACCCGCACCTCGCGCACCCCCGCGCCACCCGCAATCACCGACCCGCTCGCCGTCGGCACGAACAGTTCGGGCCCGCGCTCGCCGACCAGATAGGCGCGCCCGGGCGAGACCGGCCCACCCGTCGCGCGCGCCGGAACGCCGGTAAGCGCGCCGATCACGGCGGTGCCCAGATTCACCAGCCCGCCCCCCTGTCCGCCGCCGAACAGCGACGCGAGCCCCGAGCGCACCGACGCCTGCGCGATCTCGTTGAGCGCCGAAAGCGCCACGCCGCGCAGGTCGTCGAACCCGAACTTTCCGCGCCGGATCGCGCGCGCGAGGCTCGCCTCGATCAGCCGCCCCGCTCTGTCCGCGCCCGCGCCCAGCCCCTCTTCGAGCGTCAGCCGCATCGTCGCCACATCGCGCGCAAACCCTTCGGTGTCGAGCCGCACGCCCGCAAAATCCTCATCCATCGGGAAATGCCTCCATCAATGCGCGCAGGTCGGGCGGCGCAGGTGGTTCATCCCCCCGCAACGCCTCGAAGATCGCGGCCAGCTCGTCCGGCGTCGCCGCCCAGAACTCCCCCGGCCGCCACTCCAGAATCGCGCCCGCCAACCCGGCAAGCTGCCACGCGCCATCCGCAAAATTCTTTCCTCTTCCCTTAGGGGAGAGGGCGACTCGCGCAGCGAGCGGGGAGAGGGGCCTCATTGCCCGTGCAATATCTGCCGCAGCAACACCTTGAGCGCCGGCGTCACGCCGCTCAGCCCTTGCGCCGCCACCGCCTCGCCCAGCATCTCGCGCGTCAGCTCATCGCGAGCCACCAGGCAGTGCCAGAACAGCGCCACGATCTCGCCGATGCGCAACTCGCCCGCCGCCGCGCGCTCGACGAGCGCAAACAGCGATCCCAGCTCGCCTTCCGCCGCCACCAATGCTGCAAAGCTCGGCCGCAGCAAAAACTCCGCCCCGCCGACCCTGATCGACGCCTCGCCGCGCATCGGGTTCACAGCACCACCACCGGCCCCGAGCTCTCGAGGCTCAGCGCATAAGAACGCTCGCCGTTGAAATCGCCCGCATAGTCGAGCCGCGACACGAGGAACTTCCCCTGCATTCGCTCGCCGCTTTCGAAGCTGATCTCGCAATCGTCGATCGTCCCCGCAAGCGCGTTGGCCTTGATCCGCGTCTCCGCGACCGATCCGGTGAACACCCCCGCACCCGATACGCTCACCGAGCGCACGCCCGCCCCCGACAGCAGCTCGCGCCACCCGCCCGAACCCTTGTTGGTCACGACCACGGCATCGCCGTTGATCGAAAGCTGCGTCGTCCGCATCCCCGCGACCGTCGCATAGACGACCGGCGTCCCCCCGTTCCCTACCTTGAGGAGGAACGCACTTCCCTTTTCCGCTGGCATGATCTTCTCCTACCCCGCCAAAACCCGCACGCGATGCTCGACCCTTGCGACCCGCGTCCCGTCCCCCGCATCGGCCGTCCGCGTCCGCACGAACACGGCAGTCGCCACGCGCCACCCATCGAGATCGCCCGCCAGCGCCGTCCCCGCCGCCTCGATCGCCGTCACCAGACCCGGCAGCGCTGCACGCTGCCCGCGCGCCACGCGCACGGTCACGACCGTCGTCACCTCGCGCCCTGTCTCGGTCTTGGTGCTCCAGTCGCGCGCTTCCGGCGGCTCGACCGTGACGCGCGGCAGCGCCGTCACCCCGCCCGACCCGTCGCTCACCGCAACGCAGCCCAGCGCCGCGTCCGCCGCCAGCGCACGCATCAGCGCCGCGCGCACCGCCTCGATCGCATCGCTCATCACAAATGCGCCCGCCGAGCGAGGCGCCACAGCGCCAGGATGGCGTCGGTCGCTGCCGGTGGGTCGGCGCGGTCGCGTGCGCCATACCAGAGCGCCACCAGCCCGATGATCCCCTGCCGGAGCCCCGCCGGGATGGCATGCCAGCGCGTCGCCTCGCCCGCGACATAGTCGACCGCCATCCGCAGCGAGAGCGGCAGCCCGAGGAAGCGGATCAGCCCGCGCCCCTCGACGTCGAGGTCGATCGCATAGTCGCTTGCCGGGAGCACGGTCTCACTGCCGTCGATCGCCAGCGCGCTCACCCGCGTGATCGCTGTCACCGGCGCACTCCCCAGCGTCCGCCAGCACGAGCGCGGCGTGACGATCTCGCGCACCGCACGGTTCACCAGCATCCGCCCGGTGAAGTCCTCGCACTGGCCGATCGCCGTCACGAGCAGCCCCGCGATCAGCGCATCGTCGCAGTCCTGCCCCACCCGCATGAAATCGCGGGCCTCGTCGACCGCGTCCGCCGTCAGCGGCACGGCACTTCGCATCATCATGGCGCGTTCCTTTTCGCGTTGATTGTGAGTTGCATGGCTTGTCGGACTGGAACATCCGCAGTCCTGAGCCTGTCGAAGGATGGTTCGCGCGCTAAATCTCGCGAAACCGCAGCAGCGATCCTGCCCGCAGCGTCACTGCGCTCCCCGCAACCTCGCTCGCGAAAATCACGTCGAGCGCCCCGCTCGCCCCCGCGCCCATCACAAGCGTCGCGTCGATCCGCGCGAGATAGCTCGTATTCGCAACCGCAACGCCCGTCGCAGCCGCCAGCGGCCCGTTGCCCGCCACGATCGGGGCCGTTCGCACGGCCAAAGCCGCCGCGCTGTTCGGGCTCTCGACAAGATAGGCCCCGTCAACGAGTCCCCCCGCCGGCCCGCTCAGTCCGATCTGCACGCCCGTGGCGATGGCCGCCGAGCGGATCAGCAGCCGCGCCTGCATCTCGTAGCTCTTGCCTGCAGCCGGCACGAACCCCAGCCCCGCCGCCGAAGGCGTCACGCTGCTGCTCGTCGCGTCGCTCGAAAGCTTCACCGTCGTCCAGGCCACCGCCGCAATCGCCGCGCCTTGCGCCGCCGAAACCGGCTTGGCCGCATCGGCCGTATTGTCGACATTGCCCAGCCCCAGCGTCGCCCGCGCAACCGACGCGCCCGCATCGTCGATCAGCGTCCGCCCGAACGGCGAAAGCACTGCCGGATCGATCGTCCAGACCGTCCCGCCGCCGCTCGTCACGACATCGCCCTTGTCGCCATCGGGAACGGCGGTCGCGCTGCCGTCGCGCCCTGGCGGCCCCACGATCGCGGCGGGCACGGTCGCGGCCCCCGGCTGCGGCACCCAGCCGAGCGTCGCTGCCGCCTCGAGCTTGCGCCATTGCAGAACGAGCGCACTCATGACGTGGTCACCGCGTCTTCGAGCCGCAGCCGCACCGTGTCGGTGATGGCGACGCCGCCGCCGATCACCAGCCGGGCATCCGCCGAATAGCTCCCCGCCGCCAGCGCCGCGCTCTCGGCCGCGCTGAGTGTCAGCAGCCAGCGCGCCGGATCGCTCCCGCTCGCCGCCACGAAGCTCACGACAAAAGTCGCTGCTACGGCCGCATCGGGATCTGGCGCCGCCCGCCCCGGCGCGAGCGGCTTCATCGCCGCCGTCACGGCACTCACCGCCAGCGGGTCCCCCGACACCGCCTCGAGCGCCAGCGAGATCGTCTCGCCGCGCTGGAAAGAATAAACTGCCATCGAAAATCCCCCCAAAACCCCCCGCGCCGTCAGACTGACTCAGGAGCGCAGGCGACCTCAGAAAACTGGCTCGCACAAAGGGCACGAAGCACCAAGGCAACGCCTTTGTGGCTTCGTGCCCTTCGTGCGAGATCGATTTGCCCTCAGCTCACGGCAAACTTCATCACCTTGATCGCCTCGGTATTCGCCACTGTCCCGCCCACGCGCTTGGTCGCGTAGAAATAGACGAAGGGCTTGTTCGAATAGGGATCGCGCAGGATCTGCGTTTCCGCCCGCTCGGTGATCACATAGCCCGCCTGGAAATTGCCGAACGCAATCGAGAGGCTGTCGTTGGCGATGTCGGGCATGTCCTCGGCCTCGATCACCGGATAGCCGAGCAGCGTGTCGGCATTGCCCACGATCAGGCTCGGCTGCCAGAGGAACGCGCCATCGGTCGTCTTGAACTTGCGCAGCGTCGCCAGCGTCTTCGAATTCATCACCCAGCTTGCGCCCTGTCGATAGGGCGCACGCAGCGCCTGTACCAGGTCCACCAGCCGGTCCTGCGGGTTCGCCGCCGCAAACGCGCCCGCAGCCCCCGAGGGCACATATTGCAACGTCCCGAACGCCCGCGTCGCGTCGCCCGTCACGGCCGTCGGGAAGGTGATGAACCCCTTGGGCCGGTTGGTCCCGTTCCCGCCCACGAAGGCGGCCCCTTCGGCGCGGGCGAACTCGGTCGAGATCTCGCTCGCCAGCCACGCCTCCACGTCGAACGCCGCATCGTCGAGCATGAACTGCGAGGCCGCCGGATTGGCGTAGAGATCGCCCATCGGCGGCACGATCTCGTTGAAGGTCGGCGTCCCCGTCTCGGGCCGCGCCCCCGTCTCGGCCGCCCAGCCCGAAGCGATCCCGTTCTGCGTCACCAGCTTGCGGTATCCCGCGCTGCCGACGCGAACCACATTGGCGATACGCCGGATCGGCGAGATCGTCTTGAGCGTCGCATCGATCGCCGCGTCGATCTCGCGGGGCACGGCAAAACCGCCATCGCCGCCCGTCGCGCCCGAAAAGCTCTTCACCCCGCCGGTCTCGCCGCGCCGCAAAAACCCGTCGAACGCGCGTGCCGCAAAGTCGGGCTCCGCCGCCAGCATCGGCCGCTCGGGCGTCATCACATGCGCGTCGAAGCTATCCTCGAGCGCGTCGGCCTTGATCTGATAGTCCATGTCAGTCTCCTTGGTGTAAAACGGTCGGCCGCAACGTTCGGCGGCCAGTATAGCTCGTCATAATCCTGTCATTTTCCTTGCGTTAACTACGTGTGACGAGTCGCGAGGCGGCGCTGCGATCGTCCAAGGGGGGCAAGCCCCGCGCCGAGGAGAGAACCATGACCTTCTTCCGTATCGCTGCGGCCACCGCGGCACTTGCCTTCGCGACGCCTTCGATCGCCGCCACCGTCATCGGCGGCTCCACCGTGGTGAACCCCACTGCAAATCTGAGCGGCCTCGGTCTCACGCTGGGGCTGACCGGCACGGCCACCCTTGGCGGATCCGGAGTGAACTTCCCGATCACCGGCGGCACGCTCGATCCGATGACGCTCGCCGGCCAGATCCTTCACGAAGGATCGGGCGTTCGCTTTTCGCTCGGCGCGACCAATCTCGATGTCGGCAATTTCATCATCGACACCGTCAACAGCCAGATCCTCGGCGATGTCGCCCTGAATGGCGCGTTGCTTGCATCCGACGCACAGATCTTCACCTTCAGCCTGGCCGGGCTGACCCCCGCGCAGATCACCGATCTCGCGAACCCAAGCATTGCGCTGCTCATCAGCCCCACCGCCGCCGGTGCGCTGACGCAGGTGTTCGACGCCCCAAACCTCACCGGTGCCCAGTTCGGCCTCGCCGCCACGGCACCGCAACTCGCGACCAATGGCGCGGTCCCCGAGCCCTCGACCTGGGCGATGCTGATCCTCGGCTTCGGCACGATCGGCGCCGTCCTCCGCCGCCGGTACCACGCACTCGCGACGGCCTAAGCCGACATCTGTTCCCCTCCCGGACTTCCGGGAGGGGCTAGGGGTGGGCCCTTCACTCCGCCCATATCGCTCCCTTCGACGGCAATCACGCGCGCAAGCGGCTGCATCGGCGACGCTACGAGACTGACCTCGACGAGCTCAAGCTCGATCAGTTCGCGCACCGATCCCTTTCGCGCGCTCCGCCGCGTCCGGTAGCCAAACGAAAGCCCGTGCCCGGTGGCTACCCGCCGGTCGTCGAGCCGCGCGACCACCCGAAGGCCCTTGGCATCCTCGGCAAGCAGTTCGATTCGCCCTGCTAGGCGCCTGCGGTCATGCTGCCACAGCAACGGCACGGCGCGCCCAAGGCTCCCCGCAAACGCCCCCCGCCGGATCACGTCGCCCCCGCGATCGACCCGGTCGAACACCGCTGCATAGCCCGCAAAGCGCATCATTTGAGCACCAGGTCGGTCAGCCCTGTGCGCACCGCGATCCCGATCAGCAGCAGCGCCAGCGCCACGCGCACGATCCAGCCGATGATCGCATTGCGTGCAGATATCTTGGCATCGCGCCAGGCCTTGAGCAGCTGGCGCAATTCGGTCACGTCGACACGCGCATCCTCGTCGGCCAGCCCCAGCCGCGCCAGCGCTCGCCGCGCGCCCATTTCGGAGGCCTCCTCCACCAGCGCCCGCAGCGTCACCGGATCATGCCCGTCCGCCTGCGCCAATTGCGCCACGATCAGTGCATCGTTCATCACAAAACCTCCTCGCTGCGCTGCAGGCAGCAGATATGTTCACGCGAAGCCGCGAAGCCGCAAAGAGCGTGATCCTCTTCGCGACTTCGCGTGAGCCCCTTGTTCTTGCCTAGCGCGTCTCGACCATCACTGGCTCGATCCCCACCATCGCCCGCTTCTCCTCGGTGGACAGAAAATCTGCCGCGCTCACCTGCGCCCACAGCCGCTCGCGCTCCTCACTCAGCGCCGCCACACCATCAAGGTCGACCCCAATCGTCAGCCCCGGCCACCACGGCTTGAGCGCATCGGCGATCCCTCCGAGGATCGTGCTCGCCAGCGGCAGGATCGTCAGCCGCCACAGCGCTTTGTTCGCCTCGCGATAATTCGCATAGGTCGCGTCGCCCGGCAGCCCCAGCAGCATCGGCGGCACGCCGAACGCCAGCGCAATCTCGCGCGCCGCGCCGGCCTTCAGCCCCACGAAGTCCATGTCGGCGGGCGTCAGGCTCATGGTCTGCCAGCGCAAGCCACCCTCGAGCAGCAGCGGTCGCCCGGCATTTGCGGCACCCGAAAACCCGGCATCGAGCTCTTCGCGCAGCCGCGCAAAGGCCTCGGGCGAAAGCACCGCACTGGCCTCGTCCCTCGGTTCGTAGACGAGCGCCCCCGACGGCCGCGCCGCATTGTCGAGCAGCGCCGTGTTCCAGCGCGTCGCCGCATTGTGGATCGCCACCGCCCCCGCCGCCGCGCCCAGACAGCCGAGCCCATAATGATCGTCGAGCGGGTGCGGCGCTTTCACATGGATGATGGCAGGCCGCCCGCGCGCATCCTCCGCCGCCAGTCGCGTAACCGTCTCGCCTGCCTTGTAGCGATAGGCAATCGGCCAGCCGCGCGCATCGCTTTCGATCGTGATCCGCTCGGGGCGCAGCGCAAACAGCTCGGTCGGCGCGCCGTTCGCGTCGCAGATCAGCTGCACATAGGCGTTGCCGTGCAGCAGCAGCTGCATCGCCATCGTCTCGGTCAGCATCTGCCCGGCCGAACGCGCCGTGACGAGCGGGAGCACCTCAGGCACCGACGCCGTCAGCGGCGAGGACGCGACCCCGTCGGCCACCATCCGCACAGCGCGCTGCGCCACCGGATTGCCGAGATAGCTGTTGCGCACCTGCTCCTCATAGGAGCGCGGCGCCTCAGCCGCCGCCCATCCCCAACTGAACCCACGCGAAAGCACCGGACGCAACGGATCGCGCCCGGCCGATTTACGACCGAAGAATTTCATTGACCGTCTCTTTCAGTTAAGGGCGTTGCTTGAACAGCACGTGGGCTGAAAAAGCTCGCCTGTCCTTCAATGGCACCTGAGCAAAGCGCCTGATCACGTCCTCAGCCAAGGCAATATCAGCAAGCACATCAGATTTCGCCAATCTGAACCGTGGGTCATAGTCGGCTGAGTGACGCTTCTCTTGGAGAGCGACAAAAGCATTGGCAAAATCTTCAACGTCCTTTGGGAACTTTCGGATGATCGCCCGAGACTTGCAAGCATCCTTGGCAAACCCGTGGCCGAGAGCTCAGTATGCTTGGCGCCAGGCGTGCTTGCTCCTGTCAGAGCCGTAACCACCCGCCAAAGTGTCGGCGCAACAGAGCGATAAACTGTGAAAAACAGCATAATACACTGTGCTCTGCGCACGTCTGGGGTGCGCATCCGATGGCCGTCTTGAAGTCGAAGACGCCAAAGTCTTGGCGACCTCAAGCAAATCAAGCGGCTTCAGGTCTCGTTCTCCGATCGTCCGATGCGGACCGGAAGGTCAGCAAGGGGAATGGTTCGTCGTCGGCGTAGCGATCAAAAAAATGCCTCAAAAAGCCTGAAAACTTCCGCGGCTCGATTTTGTCTGTCGCAGAAAGAACCAGAAGCACTCGCAGTATCGGATCGCCGTCCGCGTCCTCGTCGCGCTCAATGTCGATCCGCTCGAGAACGACGTCAGGAAATTGCTCTCGTGCGACCTCTGCAATCAGCTCACGGACCGGTTTTTCCTTCATGGCATAATCATACACCGCACTCCCGGCTTGACCAGTGCATTTAGACCACTCTCACCCCCGGCATCCCCCCGCGCCGCGCCAGCATCAGCGCCCATATCGCCCACACCAGCGCATCCGCGCGGTCGGGCGAGCGCCCCGGTCCGTCATAGCCGCCGCCCGCGATCAGTCCGCACAGTTCGTCCTCGAGATCGGGAAACGCGCCGACATGCTTCACGCGTCCGCGTTCGTAAAGCGCCGCTACCGGCTCGGCGCGCGCGCTCTTCCCGCGCGCCGCGTGCACCAGCGTCACCGGCAGCGCGCAGTCCGCCGCGCGCAGCACGCTCCTCACCATATCGCCACCATTATTGGCCTCGGCGATCACCCGGTCGGCACCATGGCGCGTCGCCACGTCGGCCACGCGCCCCGCCCAGCCCTCGGGCGAAAGCCCCGCAGCGCTTGCATCCTCGATCACATAGCCAAGGTCGTCCACGCCCAGCGCCACGCACACGATCCCGCACGCATCGCCCCCCGCACTCGCCGGCGGGTCGACCCCCACCACCACGCGCCGCACCGGCTCGGCCACCGCCCGCACCCGGCACGCTTCGACCATGCCGCGCGTCCACAGCGCGCCCGCAATCTCCTCGATCAGCGCGCCGTCGAGCTCCTGCCGCCCAAAATAGGTGCCGCCGTGCAGCGCGGTCATCGCGGCGACGAAACCCGGTGCCAGCGCCGCATTGTCGCGCGTTGCCCCCCCTGTCACGACCACGCCCGGCGTTGCCACCAGCGCCCGCAACAGTGCGATCGGTCGCGGCGTCGTCGTCACGAGCGCGCGCGGCCGCTTGCCCAGCCGCAGCCCCAGCCGCAAATTGTCCCAGCTCGCACCCGGATACGCCCATTTGGCGATCTCGTCGCACCAGGCATAGTGATGCTGGGGCCCGCGCAGCGCATCGGGCCGCGCGCCCGAATAGAGTTTCGCCTCGGCCCCGCCCGGCCACACCAGCCGCCGCTGCGCCGGAAACCAGTCGGGCCGCTCCCCCGGCGGTGCCACCGCAAACAGGCCGCTCACGCCCTCCACCATGATCGCGCGCGCCTCGTCGAGCGTCGCACCGACAAGCGCGATGCGCACCCCGGCGCCGCCTGCCAGCGCGAGCCCGTGAACCCATTCGGCACCACCGCGCGTCTTGCCGAAGCCCCGCCCCGCCATCATCAGCCACACGTCCCAGTCGCCCTCGGGCGGCAGCTGGCCAGCGTGCGCGCCGGTCGGCCAGCGCTCCGCCAGCGCCAGCTCACGCGCGGTCAGACCTTCGATCAGCGCTCCGATGTCGCGCACGTCCGCGGCCGGCGCGGTCAGTTGCTCCTTCAGCTCATCCATCGCCGCCCTCCGCCGCGCCGCCCTCGGCGGCGATCCGCCGCGCACGGATCAGCGCCAGCCGCTTGGCGAGCTTGGCGCGCGCTTCGGCGATCTCGTCGGCGGTCATCGTCGCGCTCAGCCGCACGCTGCGGGCCTTGTGGTGCGCATAGAGCACCATCGCGATCCGGTCCGGATATTCGGTCACGCTCGCGACCTCGGTGCCATGGTAGAACACCGGCTTGCGATCGCCGGCGATCGCGCGCTCCAGCATGACCCGCTCGAGCTGCGCATAGCCTTCCTCGACGGCAACCGCCCAGGCCGCGCGAAACGCCTCGTCCTTGGCCCGCCGCCAATAGGCCGAACGCACCGACATGCGCACCGCACGACACGCCGCCGACACGTTGCACGTTGCCGAAAGCTCGAGCAGGAAGCGGTCTTCCTTCGTCGGCGTCCAGCTTCCGCGGATCCGCTTCCCGATCTGCGGTCTGCCGCCCTGCGTGCGCAACACCATGGGTTCGTCGTCCACGCGCCACCTCCAGAAACGCGAAGGGGGCCGGACAGCGTCCCCGCCCCGGCCCCCGACTCGCAATTCGTCATCGTTCCTGATATGTACCCAAACAGCGTCGCGCTGTCAAGCG